GGCTTCCCGGGCGGGCGCGTTTGGAAGCCGTATATAAACATGTCTGAGGTCGTCAGAAAAAAAGGCACAAAAAAAGTGGGGAACCCGAAGGTTCCCCGAAAGTATTACTTTAGAGTGACGTTAATACCATAGTCTTGAAGGCCAACAATTTGTCGTCTCATTTCCGACATATGCTTGGCACTCTTTTGCCCTTTGAATTTCTCATTATCAAGAGCTTTGAGCATACGCTTCACTGCCGCGTTAAATTCGCTGGTCAATGTAGGCGTTGGTTTTTGGCGTTCCTTATCACAAATCAAGTGTACTCGATTAGTGAATTGAGTAGATAACCAAGAGACCCACTTTCTTTTATCTTTGGTCTCTTTAACCTTGTTAAGAGTACCGGCTTTCTTATCTGTTTTCCAGATAGTGAAAGTAGCCTTGTCTTTGCCCTCTGCAAGACTGTTAGTAAACTCTAAAATCTTGGCATATTCTGGGCTGCCCAACATGCCGCAATAAGCACGTGCAAACATGTTCACATCAAAGTGAGTATTAGACATTGGATTGTTGCCCGGGCTGTTCCAGACCTCATTTACCCAATTAGGAATACCTTCAAAGAATTCATCAAAGATATCATGTAATGATTTCTTATCCTCTTTTAATTCATCCCGTTTTCTATCCAACGCCAGTTGGTCGCGGATAATATTCAATCCCTTATCTACTTGTGCTTTTGTTGGGATTGCTACTTCAAGTTTTGTAAATTGTGTCATTTGTTCATTTCCTTCTAATGACTAGTGAGCTGTTATTATCGATAATAACAGGCCTAGGGAAACAGCTCTTATCCCTTTGCCTAATACCATTATACAAGAATACCGGAACGAACCAATAGCCATAGACATGTCTAACTACGATCTATATATGAAAAAAACTGGCATCCCACCGCCCCCCACCCCCCCAGATACGCAACACGCGCACAACTATTATATAACTTGATTTCACTCAAATATTTTTGAAAATTACTGAAAATACGCGACCCCTTTATTTTACCGCTTATATGTACTAGTGTATGCGTATGAGTATTCATATCGAACCCGAAGGTGGTATACCGATACCCCCACCCGTGAAGGGGAAGGACTTGGTAGAACGCACATCAGCCGCCTCCAAAACTATAGAACTTCTGTCTGAGCATGGGCTAGATGTGTCTGTAACTAGCGAAGACAAAGATGTCTCTGCAAAGTTGGCAATGGCTTACGCCGCTGATCCAGTTAAGACCTCTAAGAAGGCCACCCCCACCCGTACCTCCACCCTCACCCCCGCCACACTACTACTTACGGACAAGATTCTAAAAGATTTTGGTCATTCTGTAGTTCAAAGTGCCGCCCAAGTACGCCATCTAGTGACAAACAAGCTTGTGGAAGAGACAGAGAACGAGGATGCGAAGGTCAGACTTCGTGCTTTGGAGCTGTTGGGTAAGATTGCAGACGTGGGTTTATTCGCAGAGCGCACCGAGGTGACAATCACACATCAGTCTACAGATGATCTAAAAGACAAACTAAGATCTAAACTAGCAAGACTTGTAGAACCCGTGGAGGATGCAGTGGTCGTAGACACAGACGCCATAGACTTAGATAAAGAGTTTGGCCTGAAAGATGACGAGTAATTTAGCCGAGATCGCAACAGACGTAGACTTCTCTCCAGAAGAGATACAACACATGCTGGACAATCTGGACAAGTTCGCACCTGAAGAGCTTCAGGAGATAGACAAGATAGTCGAAGAGCTGTCTGCACGGAAGTCAAACACGGCATCTAAAGATGATCTGATAGAATTTTGTAAGCGTATGCAGCCAGATTATAAGGTTGGAAGACACCACCGCATCCTAGCGGATCAGCTTATGGCACTGGAGGACGGGTCGAAAGACAGGGTATGTGTTAATATCCCACCCCGCCACGGTAAGTCGCAGCTTGTAAGTATATTCTATCCCGCATGGTTCTTGGGGCGTAACCCGAGCAAGAAGGTTATGATGGTCTCTCACACGACAGACCTCGCTGTGGACTTCGGACGAAAAGTACGTAACTTGATAGCAACAGATGGATATAGGGAAATCTTTCCAGATGTCTCCTTGGCAGTCGACAGCAAATCGGCTGGGAGGTGGAATACAAATTTTGGAGGTGAATATTTTGCGTGTGGTATTGGATCTGCTCTTGCTGGGAGGGGCGCTGATCTTCTGCTTGTTGATGATCCTCACTCTGAGCAGGATGTTATTAACGGAAACTTCTCAGTGTTTGATAAAGCCTATGAGTGGTTCACATTTGGAGCGCGTACTCGACTAATGCCGGGTGGCAGAGTGGCGATTGTACAGACACGTTGGCATATGGACGACCTTACGGGGCGTGTAACCAACGATATGGTGAAGAATGAGCTGTCTGATCAGTACGAAATAGTGGAATTTCCCGCACTTTTGGACTCTGATGACGGTACACAGAAGCCTTTGTGGCCTGAGTTCTTTGATTTGGCAGCTTTGGAGCGTACAAAAGCGTCAATGCCCGCGTTTCAGTGGAATTCTCAGTACCAACAGCAGCCTACAGCCGAAGAAGCGTCCATAATTAAGCGAGAATGGTGGGGAATTTGGCCTCATGACAACCCACCGCCCGTAGAATACATAATTATGTCGTTAGATGCCGCCGCAGAGAAGCATAATCGCGCAGATTACACCGCTTTGACCACTTGGGGCGTGTTTTTTAACGAAGAAGAGAGCGCACACCACCTAATTTTGCTCGATTCTATCAAAAAACGGCTAGAATTTCCCGAATTGAAGCAATTATCGATGGATGAGTACCATAAATGGGAGCCAGACGCGTTTATTGTGGAGAAAAAGTCCTCTGGAGTGGCGATTTACCAAGAAATGAGGCGTATGGGCATACCCGTACAGGAATATACACCCCACAGGGGTACTGGAGATAAGATGGCAAGGCTCAATTCTGTGGCTGATATCATTGCATCGGGTATGGCATGGGTTCCCTCCACCCGTTGGGCAGAAGAATTAGTGGAAGAAATCGCAGGATTTCCATTTATGTCGAATGATGACCTTGTGGATAGTACGGTTATGGCGTTATTACGCTTCCGTCAGGGTGGGTTTATACGCCTACCAACAGATGAATGGGATGATGAACCGCAATATCATTATAGACGTGAGTACTATTAGTAGTATAATACGCACACGGGGTCTTTTCCCTACCCCTATCGTGGGCGCTGTCCTTCCCACCCGATGGCGGCGCTCACACTTTACTGGACGAACAGCAGTATGATCTGCTATAGTTCCTATAACTTTGCATCGTGAGGGCATGATATGGCAGTCGAAAAACAGATGACTCCTTTTGAAATAGAAGGCCAAGAAGATTCTGAACAGCTTGAAATCGAGATTGTTAACCCAGAAGCTGTTTCTATAGAGACAGAAGATGGTGGGATGGTAATAGACTTCGAAGGAGGCATAACCGAGAGCTTAGTGGGGCCGGGACATGACGCCAACTTAGCAGAGTTTATAGACGACGATGAGTTAAAGATCATGGCTACCGATATGATAGCAGACTTTCAGGCAGACCGTGAGTCACGTTCTGATTGGGCTAGAGCATACGTCAAAGGTCTTGACCTATTAGGAATGAAGGTAGAAGACCGTCAGCAGCCTTGGTCTGGTGCGTCAGGGGTGTTTCACCCGCTACTTACAGAGGCTGTAGTAAGGTTTCAGGCACAGGCTATGGGTGAAATATTCCCCGCTTCTGGACCTGTGCGTACGAAGATTGTAGGGAAACAGACCCCTGAACGAACAGATCAGGCAAACCGTGTACAGAACGAGATGAATTACCTTTTAACTGAGGAGATGTCTGAGTACAGGGATGAAATGGAGCAGATGCTCTTCAAGCTTCCAATCGCGGGTTCTGCGTTCAAGAAGGTGTATTACGACCCCCTAATGGAGCGCCCATGCGCTATGTTTGTACCCTCAGAGGACTTTGTAGCGTCTTATGGAGCGTCAGACCTCAAGACATGCCCAAGATATACGCATGTGATGAAAAAGACAGCAAACGAGGTCTTACAGCTACAGGTAAACGGGTTCTACAAAGAGGGTGAGCTACCAGAACCTACCCCAGACTACTCCGACATACAGGAGAAGTATGATGAGTTAGATGGTGAAGAAGCGGTCATAGAAGATGATGATCGTCATACAATCCTAGAGATGCATGTTGATTTAAACCTATCAGGAGAGTTTGAAGACCCTGATGGGATTGCACGTCCCTACGTAGTTACTATAGATAAGTCCTCGTCTACAATTCTAGCAATCAGAAGAAATTGGTATGAGGGTGATGAAAAGAAAAAGAAACGTATGCATTTCGTACATTATAGGTACTTACCGGGGCTTGGCTTCTACGGCACAGGGCTTATTCACCTTATGGGTGGATTGGCTAAGTCAGCTACCTCGATACTTCGTCAACTTATTGACGCGGGTACGTTATCTAATCTACCTGCGGGTCTTAAAGCTCGCGGCTTACGTATTAAGGGTGATGATACACCGCTTATGCCGGGCGAATTTAGGGACGTGGACGTACCGGGTGGCGCTATACGCGATTCAATTACGTTTATCCCTTATAAAGAGCCATCGAGCGTACTCTACTCTCTACTCGGAAATATTGTAGAGGAAGGACGTAGGATAGGTTCTGTAGCCGACATGCAGGTCGGAGACATGAATCCTAACGCTCCTGTAGGCACAACACTTGCTCTGATGGAAAGATCCATGAAAGTGCTTTCCGGTGTACAGGCGAGGCTCCACGCGTCTCTCAAGCACGAACTACGGATACTGGCTAAGATCATACATGATTATATGCCACCGGAGTACTCTTATGAGATAGAAGGTAACTTTAACAGAACACAGGACTTTGATACACGGGTAGACGTCATACCCGTAAGTGACCCCAACGCTGCAACCATGTCCCAGCGTGTGATGCAGTATCAGGCGGCGGTTCAGCTTGCCCAACAGTCCCCCCAGATCTACGATTTGGGCAAGCTGCATCGTCAAATGCTAGAAGTCTTAGGTGTGCAGAATGCAGATGAGATTGTTAAGCTACCTGAAGATGTCAAACCTGCAGATCCAGTTACAGAGAATATGGCGATACTGAAACAAGAGCCAGTCAAGGCGTTTAAGTATCAGGATCACGAAGCACACATCGCTGTACACATGGCAGCAGCCCAAGATCCAAAGATACTACAGATTGTAGGGCAGTCTCCATTTGCGTCAGCTATACAGCAAGCTATGGCTGCACACATAACAGAACACGTAGCCTTCCAGTATAGACGTGAGATAGAGAAGAAGCTCGGTGTAGAGATGCCAAATGAAGATCAGCCACTACCAGAAGACGTAGAGGTAGAGCTATCTAGGTTGGCAAAAGAAGCCGCTGAGAAGGTCTTACAGAAAGATGTAGCCGAAGCACAGCAAGAGAAGATAATGCAACAGCAGCAAGATCCAGTAGTGCAGATGCAACAGCGTGAGTTAGCTATTAAAGAAGCTGAATCACAGCATAACAGACAGATAGACCTTGCTAAATTAGAACTAGAAGCAGCTAAGTTACAGACCACACAAAAAATAGAAGGCGCTAAGATTGGAACTAAGATAGCTACAGAACTAGATAAAGAGCAGCGTAAAGATAAACGCGAGGGAACTAAAATAGGGTTAGACATAGCGAAGGAGTTAGATAAGGGTGGAAGTTAACATATTTGAGGCGCTAGAAAGGCGTCTTGCCGAATACAAATCTGAAATAACAGAGTTTGTAGCGGGTGGTGGTGTGAAGAGTATGGAAGACTACAACAGGCTCGTAGGGAAGATTGAAGGTATAGATATTGTACTAAATAATGTAAAAGAGCTTGAGAAAAGATTTAGAGAAGCATAAGGTGCTTCGTAATATTCGCGGATAGGCCGCGCAAGGTAACGGTGAACCTTTGAATCACTGCGAACGGGTGTAAAATGGTTGCGACAGTAAAAGTCGATAACACGAAGGTACAAGATGACCTTCACGCAAAACTACCAGAACCTACGGGATATAGGTTACTGATAGCACTTCCAGAGATCGATGAGAAGACAGAGGGCGGAGTGATCATGCCTGATGGTCTTCGGAGAGATGAGTCTACTGCATCTATTATTGGTTTTGTTATAAAAGCAGGATCAGATGCGTATTCTGATAAAGAACGCTTTCCTAATGGACCTTGGTGTAAAGAAGGAGATTTTGTAATCTTTCGTTCTTACTCAGGCACTAGGTTCAAAGTTCAGGGTAAAGAGTTCCGTCTTATAAATGATGACACTGTAGAAGGCGTTGTCGATGATCCAAGGGGGTATACAAGAGCATGAGTACGAATACCGCAGAAAATCTAGAGAACGAAGTAGAAGAGACTACTGAGATCGAGATTGAGATTGAAGAGGCTCCTGTAGAAGAGAAGCAGGAAGTCGAGACAAAGGTCGAGGAAAAGGTAGAAGAAAAGGCTGAAGAGCCTGAACCAGAAGCGAAGACAGAGAACTCTGACGCTGAGATTGATAAATACAGCGCAGGTGTTCAGAAACGTATTGACCAGTTAACAAAGCAGTACCGCGATGAAGAACGTGCTAGACAGGAAGCGCAAGGTCTTCAAGAAGAAGCTGTTAAGTATGCTGAGAAAATCAAAGAAGAGAACGAAAAGCTTCGCAAGTCTTTAGAAGAGAATGAAGATGTCCTCTTAAATCAAGCTAAGTCTCGTGTTGAGGCACAACTTGCACAGGCTAATGCTAACTATAAAGTAGCATATGAAGCAGGTGACTCAGACAAGTTGCTAGAAGCACAGGCAGAACTTACAAGGCTACAGAACGAGCAGTATCGTATAAGTAACTATACCCCTCCAAAACGTCAGGAGGCTGCACCTGTACCGACACAACCACAGACCGCACCGCAAGAACAAGCTCCACAGGCTCAAGAGCCTTCAGAGAGAGGCAAGAAGTGGTTAGAAGACAACAGATGGTTTCATGGTAGGGGTGATGATAACCTACGCATGACAGGCTTTGCATACGGCGTACATGAAGAACTTATCAACAAAGGAGTTGCGCCAGACAGTGAAGAGTACTACAATCAAATAGACACTGCCATGCGGCAAGTGTTTCCGAATAAGTTTGAGGTTGATGCAGAGGAGTCTGCGCCACCCCAGCCTCAAGCGGGTAACGTGGTTGCCCCGCCGTCTCGTACGTCAAAGAAACCACGCAAGGTGAAGTTAACTCCATCCGCAGCCGCACTCGCCAAACGGCTCGGACTAACTGCAGAACAGTATGCGGCGCAATTAATGAAGGATAATAGCTAATGGCTGATAGAACTCCACGCACTACAGAAACTAGAGAAAAGACAGAACGTAGAAAAGGATGGTCAAGACCGTCTGCGTTACCGACCCCCGAACCAAGGGATGGATTACACTTCCGTTGGATTCGCACATCAACCTTGGGGAACAGTGACAATACCAATGTCTCTACTCGATTCCGTGAAGGATATACGCCAGTAAAAGCAACAGATCATCCTGATTTAAACGTTGTGTCTGATATCGATTCCCGATTTAAAGACAACATTGAGGTAGGTGGACTGTTATTGTGCAGTATCCCTGCTGAAATCGCTGAAGAACGTATTCAAGTCCAACTTGAGCAAGCTCAACACGCACAGGATGCTGTGGATCGTAATTTCATGAGAGAGAACGACCCTCGAATGCCAGTGTTGAACCCAGAGCGTTCCACGCGAACTTCATTTGGGAAGTGACCTTCTTAGGGAGCTTCCTTGGTTAAAATTTGGTTAGGAGGAAGAGCAAATGGCTACTACAGCAGCTCCCCAAGGCCTAAAGCCGGTAAAACGTGCTGACGGCATGCCCTATGCAGGGGCAACTACTGAATACCTGATCGATCCCGCTGGCGAGGCGACCAACATCTATAACGGTCAAGTTGTCATAATCGGAACAGACGGGTATATTGCGATTAGTACCGCTTCAGGTGCTGACGCAACAA